ACCTCCTGAAGGTGTATCAACTACGTTTGAATTTACCTGAATTGCATTTCCCATGTAAGCATGAGATGAACACTGATAATGTAAAACTGATGGTGTTGTATCTGTGACTTCTAAATCTACATAACCCGATCCTACAGTAACTCCTGTTGTATATTGAGTTGTCTTTCCAGCATCATAGTAAAATCTAAATGGATGACTACCAGCTACTGATCCAGAAAAACGATATGTTCTGCCAGGCGTTAAAGTTAAAAATGGTGATTGAACATTATCTAAAACATATGCGTTACCACTTCCAGTTCCATAGTATCTGTGTGCAGTGGTTTTACTAGCAACTGCAACCGTAATTGTTGTAGTTGATCCATAGGGTGCAATCAGATGACTGTATCCAGAAAACTGTGCAGCAGTTACAATACCAGCATATGCAACATTATCACCGCTACCACTTGCATCTGCACCAACAAACTTACCACTTGATGATTCATATTTAAGAAACTTACCATCAACCTTTGCAGTGTCTTCATCAACATCATCAAGTTTTAAAAGATTAACTTCACCAGATCCTGGCCCATGTGAAAGAACTTTATATAAAATATCTCTTACTTGTTTGATTTCACCTTTAAGATCATCAATACTTGTTTCATCTGAGTTTTCAATCTCTTCTTTAATATTTGTTTCTTCAATAAATTTAATTGCCTGTGCAACAGTGTCACTTATCTCTGGTGTTTTAATTGATTCTGGTTTAATAATATCTACTGTTTCAACTTCAGTAAATTTAATGTCCTCACCATTATTCCAATCTTGAACTAATAAAGGATCTTCTTCCTCTAATTTTGAAACATCAAAATCCTCAGGCACTCCAACTGTGACAACTGGTTCTGTGAAATCTTTTACTTCTTTTGGTTTTTCAATTGTATCGATTATTGAATCTAATTGTTCTATTAACTTTTCTTCTTTTTTCTTTTGTTTCTTTTTATTTGTTTTTGCTTTTTTAATTCCAGTAACAACAGTCGAAGCTAAGACATCAAGGTTGATGTCTGCTTCCTTAAGAAGATTATCAAACTCCTCTTTTTTTTCTTTCTTTGCCTTTCCTAGAAGACTAAAAAATTCTGTGAGTTCTTGAGATTTCATTTATCATCTTCTTTTTGTTTCTTAATTAATTTTGATAACTCCGCTGTTGAACCTACGAATAATGCATTTGTTACATTAGTAGGTTTATTTGGATCTTGTTCAAGATCCTTCATCTTCTGTTGTAAGTCAATAAGTTTGTCTGTTGTATCTGCAACCGCTTTAATTGTAGTTGCAGCGACTTCATATGCTCTTGCAGAATCAGATTCTTGTGCTAATTCTAATATACCATTGACTGCTTCCTGTCCTTTTTCAACAAGAGAATATAACTGAGCACGACTATATTCATAATCTTTCTCAGAATCATTTCCCTCCACTTTTGCAAGTTGATTCTTTCGAGTCTCCTTCTTTGGAGTCTCAACAACTTCCGTATCTACGTTAAGTGCTTCCTCGATAGAATCAAAATTTTTCATAACTCTCCTAGATGTCTATACCTTGAGATGGACTAAACTCTTTACCATCACTAAAGAATGATGACATTTCATCAAATCCAAAGTCATCACCAAATTCAATTGATGCATTATCAGTTGCACTAAGAACACCAATCGCAGTATTGTGTTCGTGTTTCGCAGCAATAGTATTATCATATGAACGATAAACAGTCACGTTTTGACCACTAATACTTCTAATAAGCATGATCTCAGTATCAATGATAATTCTCTGATTTGCAGCAAGATCAGTTGTGCTACTGACTTTGAAAGTTGTAACCTTGTCAGAGAATGCACCATCAACCACTGTTGCTGTATCATCATCATAATTTTTCTTAGCAACAGGTGTTGCACTATATCTCTGAACTCTCTTCGCAGTTTTGATATTTGTATTACCGTAGAAATCAACATCGACCTTCTTGATAAGACCCTCTGGATTATCTGCAACAGGGCCGAATAGATAAGTTTTTGCAGTAAAAGCTAAAGTATAAATGATTGTTCTACGAGATTCAAAACCACCTTCGTATTGATCACTATAGTTTATACTTTCTAAAACAATTGGAATATCTTTTTTCTCACCAATTGAACTAATTAAGTTGATTGTAATATTAAATGATGGTTGAAAGTATGGAACAATCTGTTCTAATATTTGTAATGCATCATCACTCAATTTAGCCATAATACTAAGTTCAAATGCAATGTTGTATGGAACTGGCATATAAACTTTCTTTGCGTTTGTTCCATTTTGTGTAAGAAAAGTTTGAGCGATTCCAGTCTTACGAGTTGGATCATATTGCAATCCTTGCATCTCAAATGATAATCTAGGTAGAGTAATTGCAATCTCTCTATCTAAATCTGGTTGTTGTTGAATTCTAGCCAAAAATTTCTGCATTGGCCCATAAGCCAATGGAACTTTCATTGCACTAACATTCGTTCCACTCGCATCGGTGTGTCGTATATTAATATTATTAAAGAGTGTACCGAAACCGATAACCGTCTTTCTTAATATTTCATGATAGAAATAAGTACCTAACATATCAAAGCTTTCTAACTATTTAGAATGTTCCGAATGGATTGCCTTCAGAGAAATCTAAAATGGAATCACCCTCTGTCTCAAAATTTGCATTATCATTGTATTGATTTGCATTATATTGATCATTAGGATAATCATTTGGTGTATCATAATCCACAGATAGGATTACATATTCTGCACCAGATTCAAGACCTTGAATCTTCTCACCAACTTGGAATTGCATTTTAGTCAACATACTGACATCAAGAGTTCTAGATCCAGAATCCCATACTTTGACTCTTGCAGTCTCTGAAGAATCTGAAGAAACTTGAACAGTTTCATTAAAAATATAATCACCATCTGCAATAGTTGTTGCAGCACCGACTGTGATTGTTGGTGCAGAGGTATATCCACTACCAGCGTTACTGATTCGTATCGCACTAATTGTTCCACCAACCATGACTGCCTCACCAGTTGCATCAGTTCCTCCTGACGGTGCGGTAGAAATTGATACATTTGGAGTTGTTGTATATCCTGATCCACCAGTGGTTATTGTAACGATACCTACAGAACCTAGAGTAGTGATGCCAGCAGTCGCTATACCAGTGCCTGGCACGGTTACAGTTGGTATTCCTATATATCCACCGCCAGGATTGATTAAAAGAATTCTATCGATAGATTTAGCAGTTCCGATACCAGATCTCTCTGTCATAATCGCAACAGCAGTTGCATCTACGCCAGGTGATGTACTTATCGAAACAGTTGGTGCAGCAAGGTATCCGTAACCATCATTCTGTACAAATATTTGTTGAACCGCACCAAAATTAAGAGTTGCATTTGCAGTCGCAACACTTCCGACACCTGATAAAACTAATCTTGCAATATATCCATCTGTTTGAACAACTTTATCAATTGAATTGACGTTTGTATCAATAACTTCGTCTTCATATTCAAATAGTTCACATTGTAATTGGTAAACATAATTTTTTTGTAGTTGATAGAATGGTCTTTCATGTTCTACAAACTTAATCTCAAACATTCTTTTTCCTAAAGGAAAGAATATTAAGTCTCCTTCTTTTGGTCGGTTTGATAGAGTATATTCATCATCCTGTTCTAAAAAAGGTGCAACAGCTTCTTCAAATCTTTCTTTAGATATTACAAAAGTTGCCTCATCAGTAACTCTAACACCAAATTTTGTAAGTATATCTCCTTGTCCAGCATATCCATCAGTGTTCATTAAATAAGTTTCAAGAGGAAACGCCTGATCAAATCTAGACTCAGTTACCTCTTTCATAATTGTTGAAGATGTAACTAATTTACGAGGGATATAATGACACTCAATGCCATACATCCTTAGTTGTTCATTAACTAAGTCTTGTACTAATCCTTGTTCTCCTTTAGAACCCTGTAGAAAAAATGGGTTAAGTGTCATAATCTTAACCTATCATATCAAGTGGAGGCATTTCATAATCACTTGACATCTTAGCTCTAATTTCTGCTAATTCTGCAACACCGTCATCATAAATTTGACGACCATTAAGTTGAACACCGCCAGGCAATTGAACACCTTGAAATTTAATTAAATTTTGTCCCCATTGTTTTTTGCATAATGCAGTAAAATATCTCTTTAGGAAAGGATCATTGTAAACTCTTGTGAAATCATTCGGATCTAATATTCTAAAGCAATCAATTATAAAGTAATCTCCTACATTTAAAACACCGAAATCTGCATCAATATAAAGACGATCTTGTCGAATATTGAATCTATATCTCATATCTGGATTTAATAAAAAAGTAAGATCCTCAAGATAAGTTTGAACCATTGAATATTGGAGCAAGTTAATTGACCCAAATTGGTACAAGTCATTTAAAAATAATTGATAACGAATATTAAATAATCCATCATAAACTGTATCTGATCTAATTTTAAATATCTGATTAACTCCAATTACAGATGGAGGCATTTGTAGATAATTTTGATTTTCTTCAAAATCAAAAGTTGTTGTTAAACCAACTGTTGATGTACCAGTGGTTGTTGTAATTCCAGCACTTTTATTTGATCCTCTTGCTTGACCTCTATCAATATCTTCTTGCGTAATTTGATATTTCAAATACATCCTCATTATGCCATCATAATGTCTCTCTTGATATACTTGCACAGAATCATCTAACAGATCTGAGAATTGCTCATCTGCAACGTTAATTTCTAAGACAGGATAGCCAAGCTGTCTCTTTGCGTAATCTATTAAACCATCTCTAGAACTTGGTTGAGCCATTATTCACCTCTAAGTTGAAATACCTGTTCTGACAAGCACATTACCTTCTATAATTTTAAAGAAAGTAGAACCAGAACTTACATTAATATCATATAGATATCTGCCTTCAGACAAATTTCTAGTGACAGTTGAACCCATAGAAAGAGTTACTCTTCCATTTGTATCTCCAAGTGTTACACCAAAAGTATTTGCAGTTCCAATTGCAGACTTCTTAATATTACTTGTTCCTGTATAGTTAGAAAAATCTATACTTGAACCAGCAGAA